CGGTGCGGGCGTCGTTGGGGTAAGACCGCGTTCCTTAAAACGATCGCCTGTGACTTTGCAGCCAAGGGAGCACAAGTCGGGTGGTTTGTTCCTAACTACCGATATGCGAGCGAAGCTTACGGTGAAAATGAAGTCACCTTAGAGCAGACTATTAAGTCCAGCTCTCGAAACATGGGAATTATTCATACGACCACGGGCGGTCGTATTGAACTTTGGACCTTGGAGGATGAGAAAGCTGGGCGTTCGCGTCGTTATCATCTGGTCATCATTGACGAGGCCGCATTCACCAAAACTAATGCTATTTCGATTTGGGAGAAGGCAATCCGGCCCACGCTACTCGACTTTCGTGGGGCCGCGATCATTGCCTCTAATACAAACGGGATCAACGAAGATAACCTGTTTTGGCGTATCTGTAACTTACCGGAATATGGATTTATCGAGTATCACGCCCCTTCTCATTCTAATCCGTTTCTCCCGGTCGATGAGTTAGAGCGCCTAGAACGTGATAACCATCCGCTCGTATATGCTCAAGAATATTTAGCCGAATTTGTTGATTGGGCAGGTCAGGCATTCTTTAGCCTCGACAATCTGCTCACTGAAGGCAAGCCGGAGCCATTTCCTCATAGGTGCCTTTACGTCTTCGCTACTATGGATACAGCGGTTAAGACGGGGAAGGAAAACGACGGCACGGGCGTTATCTATTGGGCATATGAAAAATTAGGCGATGAGCACTGGCTCAAAATCATTGATTACGAGTATCTCCAAATTGAAGGTAGTATGCTCGAAATGTGGCTACCCGTCGTGTATCGAAATCTGGACGAATATGCCACTAAATGTGGAGCCCGTCTGGGATCACGAGGCTGTTTCATTGAAGACAAGGGGAGTGGCTCCATTCTACTACAGCAAGCCAGACGCAAGAACCTCCCGGCAAGCGAACTCCCGCAAAAGCTCACGCAATTGGGCAAAGCAGAACGAGCAATCAACGTTTCCGGCTATGTGTTTCAGAAAAGAGTGAAGATTCTAAAAACGGCTTATGATAGAATCATCACCTTTAAACAAGTCACCAAAAACCATCTTCTTGGGCAGGTTATGGGGTTTCGTGTAGGTGATGTAGAAGACAGGCAAGATGACTTACTCGACTGCTTCGCGTATGGTGTGGCAATTGGTCTTGGTAATTATGAAGGGTATTGAGTTCCTCCCTAGACTAGCGCGGTCGAAAGGCCGCGCGCTTTTTAGGAGTCTACAATGGCACATGGAACCATCGCTATAACAGGAGCCCAAGTAGGGTCGGTAATTGATAACCTTGCTGGGAACATTACCCAGATTCTTTTTACTGGATCACCAACTTCTTATGAGGTGCCAACATTTGATCCTGGCTCGGGATTACCGACGTCCGGTTATATCTGCATTACTGATAATAGTGTAACCCCTCCTCGTATATTGTTTAGTCATAATGGACACATCAATGGTTCCACTTCCCCGCACGCTTCTCATAAGGTGAGTGCTTACAACATTCCTTTCACTAGCTTGTATGTTCAGTCGTGCCCCAAAGGGGCGACATACTCGGTCACAACAGCATGAAAAAAGCTAAAGGGAAGATAAAGAAGGTAACAAAGAGGCGAATGGTGGAACCACCCAAAGTGCCCCCACCTCCGTCTTGGGAATATTTTATAGATGAAGTTCCTATGTCAATGAAGACTGAAGAAATACAAAAAAGACTTGATGAGTTAGGTAAGGATGGTTGGCAGCTTCTTTCCATAGGACCTTATGGTGATACTCCTACTTCTGCAAGAGTATATTTCATGCGACAGAAGGAAAAACAACCATGATGGTAAAGCCAGAGCGGTTGGAACAGCCAGAAGTAACCCCTCTAGCTGCAAACACTGTCACATCTGCCAGTGTTGGAACACTTCTGAAGAGTGGTTCTGGAACAATCACAGCATTTACTTTGACTCAGCCAACGTCTGCTCAGGTAGATGATATGACTCCATTGACCTTGGTTGATCCGACTACCTTGGCGGTTGGGACTGTGGCAATCGCCGCTGGTGGAACGACCGGTGCGGCTGGTGCGGCTGTCTATCAAGTTAGTGGAGGTACAGGCACTCCGGCGCAATTCAACGTCACTGTTGCGGGTGGTGCGATTACGGCAATCGGTAGCCCTGTGAATCCTGGAAATTATACGGTATTCCCCACATCCCCGGCAGCATTGACCTATGTTTCTGGTGCTGGTTCTGGTGTGGCGGGTGCTACTGTCAATCTTACGCCAATTCCTAACGGTCCTGCTCGTACAATATGGTCCGCAAATATGCGAGCATTAGCTTGTGAATATGAGCCAAGACCTGGAATTGGATTGACTCCAGGTTTGACTGCTCCAACTTGGCCGAAGAATATTGCTGGTCCAGCGGCTACATCTATCCCATTTACGAATGGATGTTTTGTTCAAAGCTGTCCTGCGAATATGACATTTACGGTCACCTGCTAAATGGCATCAGTACCAAATGCGTCTATTAACACTACTCCCGGCAATGCTCTTCAGGAGTTGCTGGTTGCACCTGATATTGTTCCTGGGGATGTAGTTTCTTATGAAACTTGCAAGGAAATTTATCTCTACCATCCATTAGGCGCTCGTATTGTAGAGGGGCCGGTGTCCCTCGCTCTGAGTCAAAAACGTGAAATTAAGGTTCCTGATAGCCCGGCTGAACACTGTGTAGATGCATTCAATGATGAATGGAAAAACATGGGTGGTGATTTCCTTGTCCATAATCTCCTTACTGTTAGTCGCATCTATGGCGTTGCTTCTATTGCACTTTTGATAGATGGGGTGAAGAGCAATGAGCCAATTGATTACTGGGATCTCCCTGAGCTTAATATTAGTTTCAACATCTTGGATCCTCTTAATACTGCTGGTAGCCTTGTTTTAAATCAAAATCCAAATGCAATGGATTTTATGAAGTATACTCAAATTGCAGTGGCAGGAACTGCTTACCATCCTTCACGTTCTGTTACGGTGACGAATGAAAAGCCAATATATCTGGGCTATACAACTTCTGCGTTTGGTTTTGTGGGTCGTAGTGCTTATCAGCGTGCTTTCTATCCGCTTAAATCCTACATCAAAAGTCTCATCGCAGATGACTTGGTTGAAACCAAAGTCGGTGTCCTTGTTGCTAAGATAAAGCAACCGGGCAACTTTGTAGATAACATCATGTCATGGGCGGCTGGTTTCAAGCGTGCTTTGGTTAAGGAAGCAGAAACCGGCAATGTTCTTAATATCACCCCAGAGGAAGAGATAGAATCTCTAAACATGCAGAATTTGGAAGGGCCGCATGTCCTCGCTCGGCGGAACATCCTCGAAAATATCGCAAATGCCGTGGATATGCCGGTTAAACTTCTTACGCAGGAGAGTTTCGCGGAAGGTTTTGGTGAAGGGTCGGAAGATGCGAAGGCGGTTGCACGTTACATGGATCGGTTAAGAGAAACAATGGATCCTGTTTATAAGTTCCTTGATCGTGTTGTCATGCATCGTGCTTGGACTCCAGAGTTTTATAAGAGTTTGAAAAAGAAGTTTCCAGAGAAATATGCTGATACTACCTATAAAGAAGCCTTTTATGAGTGGGTAAACTCTTATCAGGCGGTTTGGCCTTCATACTTGCGGGAGCCAGATTCCGAACAGGTAAAGGTTGATGACACCAAAATGAAGGCAGCTATTTCTATTTACCAGATTTTGGAATTTAGTTTTGATCCAGAAAACAAGGCTCGATTAATTCAATGGATTGCTGATGCAGTTACGAATAATAAGCTTCTGTATTCAAGCCCATTGAGTCTTGATTATAAGACATTGCTGGCGCAGCTTAAAAAGGATGATGAAATTGCCCATGAGCAGAAACAGGCTGGTATAGACCCGGCTGAAGATGCGCGGCCAGAGATTCCTAAGGTTAAGATGTCCCGTGCTGATAGTGGCGTGATAAAGCTTTTAGAGCATATACAAAATGCCTCTTCGAAGTGAAGTTGCAAAATCGTTGAATTATTTGCGACAACGATACAAGGTTTCGGAACGAGATTTAATGTCTTTGGCTAAGAAATTAAATAAACATGATGAAGAACCAGAAGTAAGTTGGGAAGAACTCACAGTTAGATATCTCCGAGATCGGCGGGGCAGATTTACCCGGCAAAATCGAAAGAGGTACAGGTGATGCCGCTAACTGAAAAAGGGCAAAAAATTAAGTCGGCAATGACTAAAGAATATGGCCCTGAAAAGGGTGAAGAGGTTTTCTATGCCAGTAAGAATAAGGGTAAGATTACTGGTGTTGATACTGTGACTATAAGTAATTCAAGCTGGAAAGCAGAGGTAGAGTTGCCAAGAGAAAAACGATCAGATGATAATCAACATATGGGTTTCACTGGCGCGGGTGTAGAACCAATAAAGAAGCT